ACAAGATTCTGAGCCTCTAAAACCCATGCGATCGAAGAACCCCGGCAGGAAGAACAGGAAGATTCTCGTCAAGAAGCCCGTCGTCACCAACGACCGGGGCGAGGTCAGCGTGACCCACGAGGATTTCCTAACGCTGTGGGCCGAGGAGCGGCCGATGCGGATGGAGGAGCGCTACCAGGCCGAGGCCCGCCACACCATGCGGGTGAGCAACTTCCGGGTCTGGTTCCGCTCGGACATCACTCAGGAGATGTTTATTCTTTACGGCGACAGGCTGTGGCGCGTCACCGGGCTGGCCGAGGTCGGCTACCGGGAGGAGCTCGACATCACCGCGGAGGCGGTCGACTGATGGCGGAGAGCTTCGAGGCGCAGATGCGACGGCTGGCGCGTGAGATGGCCGGGCTCTCGGGCGAGATCATGTCGAAGTCGCTCAAGACCGGCATCCGCGCGGCGGCGAAGGAGATGAGCGGCGCCATCAAGGCGGGAGCCCCGGTGTCCTCGGGCAAACCTCCCAAAGGCAGGAGAACCATGTTCCCCCTCCCGGGATCCCTCAGGCATTTCATCAAGGTCGGCAACACATCGATCAAGGGCGACACCCTTTCGGCAAAGGTGCGGGGTCCCTGGTATTGGAGGCTGGTCGAGAAGGGCCACCGGCTGACGACGCACATCATCCACAGGCTGCGCGACCGCGGGCGGTTCATGAGCTTCATCTCAAGCAGCAGTGGTTTCGCCAAGAAAATGCGGATACCCGGCCGGGAAATCGGCAGGGTCCCGCCCAACAACTTCGTCGAGCGGGCGGTGGAGGGAAACCAGGACAAGGTCATGGGAAGCCTGCGCGAGGCGACGCTGAAGGCCATCGACAAGCGCATGTCACGCAGGGCAAGGTAGGGGCTGATGGCGACGATCGAGGATTTCATCTTCACGCGGCTGACCGAGGACTCCCTCGTCGCCGCCGTGGTCGGCAATAAGGTCTACCGCGGGAGGATGCCGGACAACCCGGGCCTGCCGGCGATCGTCTACGCGGTCATCCAGAACGACGTCATCGAGAGCCGCAAGGGATTCTCCGGGCTGCGGTGCCCGACCGTGGGGATCGAGTGCATGGCGCGCACCTCCAGGGCGGCCGAGACGCTGGCGGAGCTGGTGAGGGCAGCGCTGCACGGGCATTCGGGCGACTTCGAGGACCTCATCATCCACAACATCCTGGAATGGGAGGCAGAATCGGCCGTGGACGGCGGGGACTACTTCGAGGAGGAGACCGGGATTTTCACGGTGGCGTGTTCCTGCCGACTCTGGTATTCGTAAGTCTGTCAGGGATTTTTTTACTCTCAGAGGAACATGAGCAACGCGATTCCAGGCTCCAAGGTCGTTCTCAAGCGCGGCGACGGCGCGACCCCCGAGGTCTTCTCCGAGGTCGCCGAGGTCAAGGGCGTCACCGGCCCTTCGATGACCTCCGGCGTGGTCGATGTCACCAGCTTCTCCTCGCCCGACAACTACCGCGAATTCATGGCCACCCTGAAGGATCCCGGCCAGCTCACGTTCATGATCAACTTTAACCCATCGCTGGCGAACCACGGGCTACTGAAGGACGACTTCGACGACCAGCTCGTGCACAAATACAAGCTGGAGTTCCCGGACGCGGACGCGACGACTGTCGTGCTCCCATGCATCCTGACCGGGCTCGAGATTTCGGCCGAACTGGAGCAGGCGGTCCAGGCGAACGTCACACTCAAGATCACCGGGGCGCCGATCTGGTCGTAATTTGACCCTTCCGGAGGACTATGGAGCACGCTGACAAGGCGCTTCCCGAGGTTTTCATCACGGTTTTCGGCGAGCGGCACCGGCTCATCGCCAGTTTCGGGACCTTCGCGCGGTACGAGAAGGCCACGGGCAAGAACGCCCTGGACGGCCTCAACTGGACCTCGCCATCGGCCACCGACCTGGTCACGCTGATCTGGGCGGCCCTCGGCGGCGAGAGGTTCGGCAGGACGACCGACGAGGTAGCCGACGAGCTGAACATGACGCACCTGGAGGATGTCAAGCGCCTCATCCAGACCATGTTCAGGCAGTCCGAGCTGCCAGCCGGGCAAAAAAAAGCCGACGCCGCCTGAGTGGGGGCGGCGGAGAAGGCGAGGACCCCCCACTCTCTTGGTTGGATTTGTGGGCAATAGCGGTGTACGACTTCAGGCTCTCCGATGAACAGTTCTGGAACCTGACCCCCGCCCAATTCTCTGCGCTTTCCAAACGCCTCGACGGCAAGACACGCCACATCGACTTCCACGCCGGCGTCGTCGCCAGCACCATCGCCAACTGCCACCGCGACCCGAAGATACGCCGCGAGCCGTTCAAGCCGGCCGACTTCATGCCGGTCTACGACGCCGACGAGACGCCGTCCCGCGGCGCGGAAATGTCCCCCGAGCAGATCCTCGGGTTCATGAAGGCGGCCTTCCCGAAGGGGAAGAAGGGCCGCAAGGAGGCCCGTGGCTAAGAAGACACACTACGAGCTGATTCTCGACCTCAAGGCGGACATCACCTCCCTCAAGAAGGACCTGGGCGCGGCGACGGCGCAAATCAACTCCTTCGGGGTGACCGCCAACCGGATCGCCGACAACTTCCGGATGACCTTCGCCCGCGGTCTCAAGCAGGGTTTTGCCATCTTCGCAGGGGGCGAGCTCCTCAACATGACCAAGCGCCTCGCCCGCGGCATGTGGGATCTCGCCAAGGAGGGCAACAAGGCGGCCGACATCGTCGAGAACTTCGAGCGACTGGGAGGCAGCGCCGACTCCATCCGCAGGGCACAGGACGCCGTCCTCGGGACCGTCAGCGCGTTCGACCTGATGAAGGTCGCCAACGAGGGGCTGCTGCGCGGGCTGCCCAATCTCAACAACAACTTCGCGCTGCTGGTGGACTACGCCGGGCGCTTCGCCCAGGCGAGCGGCAAGGAGCTCTTGCCGACCATCCAGGGGCTCACCGACGCGCTCGGAAAGGGCTCGGCGAGGGCGCTCAAGGAGTTCGGCATCTTCGTTCAGGACGGGGCGGGCAAGAGTGAGGTGTTCTCGCAGGCGCTGGCGCAGATCAGCCAGCAGATGACGGTACTCGCCCCGATGACCCGGGATGTCGGGACGGCGCAGGAGGAGCTGACAACTGCCATCAAGGACGCCGTCACGCAGATAGGCATGGGCATCACGGCGAGCGACTCCCTAGCGGGCTCGTTCCACGAGATGGCGGTCAGCGTCCGGGAGGTGGACTGGAAGGATGTCGGGCAGAGCTTCGCCGAGATCGCCACGAACATCATGGACATCGGGCAATCGATCGCCTCGGTGATGCCGAGCCTGAACAGGTTCGCAGAGTTGCTTCGACTGGTAACGGGAAGAACCACGGAGGCCGACGGGGCGAACTACGCGCTGGCGGAGATCAACAAACAAATCGGTGGCGCGGACAAAATGCTCGCCTACATCGAGTCCCAGCGGGGTCCGAACAATTCCGCTTTGGTTGAAAAACGGCTCGCTGAAACGAGGGCTTATCGGGACGACCTTCTGCTGCGGGCAAGACTGCTCTCGACCGTTTCAAACAGCGGATCGATGGTCGGCCCCAACGATGTGGCCGCAGCCAAAGGCGAGCAAAGGCTCCTCCAGCTCAACGACACACTTGCTTCACTCCAACGCAAAAAAAACGAAATGCTCTCGGCGGGAATCTCCAACGTGGAGGTCGTCGACTCCGAAATCAACAAAACACGGGAACTGATTGCCGCCAAGCAGGAAGAGCTGAAGGCCATTAAGCAAATCAAAACGGAGCAAACACCTGAGCAAAAAACAGAAAAAACCTCCCCCTTTGCCCCCGCAGCCCCCTCCTCGCCGTCCTCCACCGACCTCGCTTTCGCCAACAAGGAGGTCTCCGACCTCAAGGCCCAGGTCCGGGCCGCCATCGAGCAGCGGGACACCGGCGTTTTCGAGACACTCAAGGGCAACCTCCGCACGGCGCTCGAGGACGCCTATATCCAGAGCAACCAGAAGTTCGTCGAGGCCGGGCTCCTCTCCAACGCGCAACTGAAGGACGACGCCATCCGGGCCGCCAACGCCGAGATCTCGCACTACGACCAGCAGATGAACGGGGCCAATCAGCGGGTCGCCGCCGGCTTCGGCAAGGCCGTCGCAGAGATCGGACGCGCCCAGGTCGAGGTCATCCAGAACGACCTCGCCCGGGCGGTTGACAGCCTGGACTTCAACCGCTTCCAGCAGCTCATCCCGCAGCTCCAGGCGGCCGAGGAGAGGGCCTTTGTCGAGGCGAACAAGGCGTGGGTGGACGACCGGCTGATGAGCATGGAGGAGCTCAACAACCGCGCTAAAGTCCACGCCATCGAGCAGGTCGAGACCTGGTACGACAAGATCTCCGAGCGAGAGCGTCAGTTCGCCGAGAACCTACTCCAAGCGCACCAGGACGCTGTCAACACCTACAACGCCCTGTTCTCCAACATCCTTAACGGCGGATTCTCCGACTGGCGGCAGAACCTGAAGGACCTCGCCGCGGGATTCCTCGCCGAAATCGCCGCAGGGCTCGGCGGGGCGCTCGACCCCAGGCTGACCAACGCCAACGGCATCGGCCAGGTTATCGGCGAGGGGATCACCTCGGCCCTTGGAGATTTTTTTGGCAGCCTCCAATCACCCGGATCCCAACCTGCGAACTACTACGGGGCAAACACCCCTTCGGGCGCAGGTGGCAGCAACAGCTTTTTCCAGCAGCTTGGAAGCGTTTTTGGATCGTTTTTTGGTTCAAGCGGGAATCCGACGACAGACCAGGCCCACAACATCGGGATCCAAGGCCCCGGCCTTGCGAACGGGTCGTTCGGCAGCTCGGTCAGCCAGACCGACATGGCCCACGCCCAAGGCATACAAGGCCCGGGAATGGCCGACGGATCATTCTCATCGGGTGGCCAGGAAGGGGGTTATGGAGGTTA